CACTTGGTCTTGAAGTTAAAGAATGGCTTAAAAAGAAACTAGAAGGTCAAACTGATATTATTGTAAAAACAGAACTCCCAGATTCTACTGAAAAGTATGGTAGAATTCTAGGACATTTGTTTATTGGGGATAAAGAAGTATCCGCAGTTAATAAAAAGAAGTCTGTTAATCAGATGATGATTGATGAAGGATATGCTTGGGAATATGATGGTGGTACAAAGAAGAAAGATTTTGCTTTACTGGAATCAAAAAGAAAGGCGGGCTGATAATTTCTTAGCAATCTTTTTCGGTGGGGCATAGAGACCTTTAAATCTCTCTTGCCCTTCTTTTGTAAACCTATCTTTTACTGGTTCATCAATAATAACTTTATTCTCTATTTCGTATAGAGTATTTTTTTCAATTTCATCACGAATATACTGTTCTACATTATCTGTTTGTGCTACAAGTCTTGTTCCTTCTGATGAATATTCAAATATATCAATGTGCCCTCCTTCTGACATTACATAATGTAGGACAGGTTTGACTTGTTTGATTTTGATCTTAAACTTATTCTTTGTCGCTTCTTTAATGATTGGTTCAGCAGCATTCTTTAATACATTGAGAACTGCTGTAGATGCCATAGTAGCAGCAGTAGTGACTACTGCGACAGCACCAGCCGTAGCAACAAGAGAAGGGTCAGGTAAATTAATATTGACTCCATAGACTGAAAAAGTTGGTTGAGGTTTATCTGCGGGAACTTCTGCAATAGGAGTTGGTGTTTGGGTTGGAGTTGTTTGAACTATCTGAGGCAACTGGGGGGCAGGAGTAGGATCTGGTAATCCTCTTGCTTTATCTTGTGGTGGTTGCTGTTCTTGCTGCTTTTGTGCATTTACAGCAGCATCAAACTCTGCTTGAGTGGGAACATTAATTACTGGATATTTAATTCCAGTATCTGGCATTAAAATTACAGGAAGTTCCATCCCACGAACAACGGGAACTTCTACATTTTTTGTGACAGGTGGGTTGATAGTGGGGATAATACTGGGACCATTAACACCAATATTTTGCACTTGATTGGCATTAATTCCTATATTGGCAATTCTATTGGTATTACTTATTGGTTCTATTGGCATTTACCACATCCTCAACCTTAGGATATTTCACAACGACATCCGCACAAATTTTAAAATAAGGACTGTCTGGATGAAACATAATACCAGCCTTATATGCTTCACCACATTTTAATAATCTAACCAACTCAAAATCGAGTCTTGCTTTGTCTGCTTCGGCTTGTTGTCTGGATATTTCAACTCTTGCTCTTGATTTACAAATCTCTGTAAGACTTCCATCAAGAGGAAAGTTAAAACCCATTGAGAATCCAGCATTTCCTGTATGTGATTGGTATGCTTCTGGGTCTTTAGTTCCATTCAAATTTCCCATAATAAAAGGAGACAAACTCATCGTTGGACCTTGACAACTCACACCAGAACCAAAAGTATTCATAGCATAGGGACCTTGAAGCACTTGAACTGCTTGGTTAGTTACGTTACCAGTAGCAGATGCTGAAGGTCCTGCAATATTTGTATTTGAAGGTGCTTGTTGTGCTCTACCCGATGCTGTTAATAATAGAACTATTATTGGGTAAATACAGAGACTGAGTTTGTTGTAGAATCGGTTGTGGTAGTTCTTTCGATCCATGTTTCTTTTGCCACGCCAGGTCCAAGTGTTGTTTCACTAAACTGGAATGGAGCACCTTGATCCATAATGCTATAATTCGTTCCAGGAGCAGGTGTTCCTGGTATATTAATATTTGTACCTGTCACTGTATAAGACGTTCCAGTGGTATACTCTATTTGTTTGATTGTTTCTATAATCTCAGTATGAGATTCTGTAGTTGCTGTTATAGTGCCTCGGGTAAAATTGGGCACAACAGTATTAGCCATAGCGGGAGTACAAATGACTCCCGCTGCTAAAAGCAAGACGGGAGTTAGGTGTCTCATTTGAATACGCTCAGTTCAATACTACGTTGTGCTGTTGCACTAGTGCCAGGACCACCAGCAGTTACGGTAGGAACACCCGTTGGTGATAGTGTGCCAGCGAGTGTACCTTTATCTCCTGCTAACTGAGTAGTAGAGTTGCCATAAAGGTTGGGAGCAGCAATTGCTCCAGCACTAACCGACTGAGTGGTGACAGGGGTATCAGCAGCATTGAAAGTTTCTGAAAAAGTGAATGCTTGACCCGCTGTATTGATATCATAAGTTCCAGCACCACCTACACCACCAAATGAAGTTGCTTGAATATTTGTTCCCGATGCTGAGTATGAAGCACCGATTCTTGTTGATTGTACCGCAGCACCCTGAACTGATAATTGAACAGAATCAGTAATTTTTGATGTGATTTCAGACGCACTTACAGGAGTAATTAAGAATAACGAAAAGATAAAAGTTAATCTTTTCATTTTTCTTATCGTGATAGACACTGTAAGTATTTAGCAAATACTCTTAAAATAAATATCTAAAAGAGACAATGTTAATATCTTTCAATGAACACTTATTCTAGAGCACTTTATTATATTGATATGAACGATGTTAAGCAAAAGCATCAACAGAAACTAATTGAGAAAAAAGTGCAAGAAGAAAAGCTGAGGGAAGAAAAAAAATATATTGCCTCAGTAATGAAAGAAAAAAAATATGACTGGAGAAAAAAACTTAATGAGCAGATGACAACATCTGACATACTTTTTACGACACTTCCTGCAGTTGGCAATACTGATCTTGCAAATCCACAATGGAATATAACTGCAGGAACTAGTTACAGTTCATCTGGTTCATCTGCAACAATAACGAATACTGGTAGTATTGGACCAGGCGGAGTTACGAATGGATTTATAAGTCGTTTTGACACTTCTTATTATGATACTTTAGTTTTTGATGTTGAAATAACTGGAAATTCTATATTGGCAGATTCATCTGGCGTTATTGCAACATCCTCCGGAACGTATAGTATGACAGTTCCTCAGGCAAAAAGTAAATCTTTGGAGTTCCTTTCTCCTGCACTTTCAAATGGTACAGTTACTATTAGTAATCTGAGATTCCAAAGAAGAACTTCATTAAATGTTTTTATTCCTCTTGATAGTCCAGATGCAACTTCTTTTGTAAGAACTGGTAGTGGTGATTTATCTCCAGAAGAAAAGCAAAAGAGACTAAAAGAAATGCTTGAAGCTTCTGATGAATATGTTCAGCAAATGTATGGGGATGAGTTTCCTGGATCAGGATCAGCTCCTCCGGGAGAGGCAGGTGACACTCCTGGCGTTGAGATTGCTCAGATACAACCAATAGAACCCGCCCAACAAAGAAGAGGAGCTACTGGTGTTGGAGTTCCAGATACAACAGGAACTTCGCCTGGATCAAATCCACCACCAAGAAGTCAAATGAATTATCCAAAGGAGTGGTTGCCTAAACAAGCATAGGGGCTTGACGGGAGCGGGAAACCGTAGTATGATAAATAGGTAAACAAATGTTACGGATTTCTCATAAATCTTAACATTGTTAAACACCCCGTAAACCGAGACCTCTAGGGTGTATAAAAACGTCTCTCATACCCAGTCTGAGGGTGACTGGGGAATAGTAACTCCACCATTTCCCTGATGGTCTTACTACTCATTTAAACAAATGACTGCTACACTTTCACAACAACGACAATCGAATACTTGGGAACAGTTCTGCAACTGGGTTACTTCAACCGACAATCGCATTTATGTTGGTTGGTTTGGAACTCTGATGATTCCTTGCCTACTTGCTGCTACGATCTGTTTCATCATCGCATTCATCGGTGCTCCCCCTGTGGACATTGATGGTATCCGTGAACCCGTTGCTGGTTCACTCATGTACGGAAACAACATCATCTCTGGTGCTGTGATTCCTTCGTCCAATGCAATTGGACTGCACTTTTATCCAATCTGGGAAGCTGCTTCCCTAGATGAGTGGCTTTACAACGGTGGTCCTTTCCAACTGGTTGTGTTCCACTTCCTTATCGGTATCTACGCTTATATGGGTCGTGAATGGGAACTCTCTTATCGTCTGGGGATGCGTCCTTGGATCTGTGTTGCTTACTCCGCTCCTGTTGCTGCTGCTTCTGCGGTTTTCCTTGTTTATCCTTTCGGTCAAGGTTCCTTCTCTGATGCAATGCCTCTTGGAATCTCAGGCACGTTTAACTACATGCTCGTCTTCCAAGCAGAACACAATATCCTTATGCATCCGTTCCATATGCTTGGGGTTGCTGGGGTATTTGGTGGCTCTCTCTTTAGTGCTATGCACGGAAGTCTGGTTACGTCTTCCCTTGTCCGCGAGACGACAGAGCAAGAGTCTCAGAACTATGGTTACAAGTTCGGACAAGAAGAAGAGACCTACAACATCGTTGCCGCCCACGGATACTTTGGACGACTGATCTTCCAATATGCATCGTTCAATAACTCCCGTTCGCTGCACTTCTTCCTTGCTGCATGGCCTGTAGTTGGTATCTGGTTCACTGCTCTTGGTGTTAGCACCATGGCGTTCAACCTGAACGGTTTCAACTTCAATCAGTCTGTGATTGATAGTCAGGGTCGTGTACTCAACACTTGGGCTGACGTTCTAAACCGCGCTGGACTTGGGATGGAAGTGATGCACGAAAGGAACGCACACAATTTCCCTCTGGACTTGGCTGCTGCTGAAAGCACTCCCGTTGCTCTTACTGCACCTGCAATCGGTTGATATAAAATAACAATCAAATCTTTGGGGTCTTCTGACCCCTTTTTTAATCAGGAGGTATAATGGTTTCATCTACACTTTCACAACCAATTTCACGGAGGGGATGGTTTGATGTCCTTGATGACTGGCTTAAACGAGATCGCTTTGTATTTGTGGGTTGGTCTGGACTCCTTCTTTTTCCCACTGCTTATCTTGCCCTTGGTGGTTGGCTTACTGGCACGACGTTTGTTACAAGCTGGTACACCCACGGGTTGGCGTCTAGTTACCTTGAAGGCGCTAATTTCCTTACAGCAGCTGTGTCAACGCCTGCAGATGCTATGGGTCATTCTCTTCTTCTACTTTGGGGTCCTGAGTCTCAGGGGGATTTCGTCAGGTGGTGCCAACTTGGGGGACTCTGGCCTTTTGTGGCGCTCCATGGATCTTTCGCTTTGATTGGATTTATGCTTCGCCAGTTTGAGATTGCTCGTCTGGTCGGCATCCGCCCTTATAATGCTATTGCATTTTCTGGTCCTATTGCAGTATTTGTTTCTGTATTCTTGATGTATCCACTGGGACAATCCAGTTGGTTCTTTGCACCTTCATTTGGTGTTGCTGCAATCTTCAGGTTCCTTCTGTTCCTACAAGGTTTCCACAACTGGACCCTCAACCCCTTCCATATGATGGGAGTTGCTGGTATACTAGGAGGAGCACTGCTCTGTGCGATTCATGGAGCAACAGTAGAAAATACACTATTTGAAGATGGCGATCAGGCAAACACTTTCAAAGCATTTGAACCTACACAGGAAGAAGAAACGTATTCAATGGTTACTGCAAACCGATTCTGGTCACAGATATTTGGTATTGCTTTTAGTAACAAGCGTTGGCTTCATTTCTTCATGTTATTTGTTCCTGTCATGGGTCTGTGGACTTCCAGCATCGGTATCATTGGTCTTGCCCTTAATCTACGTGCTTATGATTTTGTAAGTCAGGAGATTCGTGCCGCTGAGGATCCTGAGTTTGAAACCTTCTACACCAAGAACATTCTCCTGAATGAAGGTCTTCGTGCTTGGATGGCTCCAGTAGATCAACCTCACGAGAATTTTGTGTTCCCTGAAGAAGTCTTGCCAAGAGGTAATGCTTTGTGATACAGTGGGAGGGTGACCTCCCTTTTTTAATGATCAGTTCAGAAACACCTTATAAGTTGGCAGAAATAATTCGCGATACTTGGCCTCAACTTTATAGACCTCCTAAACCACCAAAGAAGAAAAAGAATGTATGATTATTGGGTAGTAACAGATAAAACCACAGGTAGAGTAATTGCTCACTGTGGAGAGGAACTTGATGCACTTATGTTGATTAGTTTTAATCCAGATAAAAGAACCTATAGAAAACAAAAATTTATCATGGACCAAGTAATCACCGTAACATCAACAACAGATAAACAACTTCCTGGTCAACAAGGTTTACCTGCAGCAAAAGAAGAACTACCTCCAATAGAACTTCAACAACAAGTATGGTTACCTGAAGGAAAAGGAATTCCAGTTAACGCTAAATAACTTTCAGTTTTATAAAAATTATGAAGTTTACAGTTTATTCAAAAGACGGTTGCCCATATTGCACAAAAGTTCAACAAGTGTTAGAGTTGACGCAACTACAGCATGTAGTTTATAAACTTGGGGTAGATTTTACTAGAGAAGAATTCTATGCAGAATTTGGACAAGGATCTACTTTTCCACAAGTTATTGTTGATGAAAAACACATTGGCGGATGTACTGATACCGTTCAATATCTGAAGGAGCAAAATCTAGTTTAATGGATACTAACTTTCACGAAGTCTATGGTGATGTTGAGAAAGCTATTGATTATGCTTTTAGGGGACAATTTGTTTTAAAATTCTATGATTATTTAAAAATTCGTGGAACAAAGCGCCATGAAGTTGAAGAGTTTATTGGAAGTTCAACTGCAAACGAAATCAGTAGTCTTGTAATGGATCTAGATGATTATCTTGAAGGTGGTTCTGATGAAATTCACAAACAACTTCGTGAAGGATATGGTTATCTACCAAAACCTGAAGCAAGAAAAATAAGAAATTATCTTTATGGCATTCTCGAAGATGCCAGGAAATATAATTATGACAAACGACCAGGGAAACGAAAAAAGAAAACTAAATAAGTCAGAACCTCAGATTAATCGAGGTGTTGAGTTATTACTTAGGAATAGGAGGAGGAAATCAGAAAGACCAAAAACTTTTCAAGTGAAGTTTGGTAAAATGATTTCTCTCTTCCGTAGAGAGTTTCATTTCTTTATAGAATTTCATTTTGATGTTAGGAAAAAATAAACTCTCTGGAGAAAACAAATGGAAACAGCATATGTAGTAACATTCACTGTAATGTTTACCTTGCTATTTTTTATGGTAGGAAGTATAATAGGTTGGCTAACCTATAGGCATTTATTGGAATCAAGACCTCCCTACTTACATCCAGAGTTTTTTGATGAAAATGGGCAGGTGATACCTGACGAAATAGTATCTGTACGATTTGAGAACGATTACGATTATGACTACGACGAAGACGAGGAAGACGACTGAAACTCCAATAGACGTTCTTCCAACAAATCCATTTATTTTTGAAATTTTAGAATTAGCATCTAAGCAAAGATCAAATTCTAAAAAAGTTGAAGTTCTAAAGACATATGAAAACGATGCTCTCAAAGCAGTTTTTATTTGGAACTTTGATGAAACTGTAATTTCCCTTCTTCCAGAAGGTGATGTTCCTTATGGTGATTTGAAAGATCAAAATGTTTACTCTGGAACTCTTTCAGAAAACCTTAAAAAAGAATCTCAGGGTGGCGAATCTGCTACTGGACAAGACTTAGATGGAAGAGGACGCACTTCTCTTCGCAGAGAATATCAAAATCTTTACCATTATGTAAAAGGTGGAAACAATAGTCTTAGTTCTATTCGCAGGGAGATGATGTTTATTAATCTTTTGCAAGGACTTCATCCTAAAGAAGCAGAGGTTATTGTTCTAACAAAAGATAAAAAACTTTCATCTAAATATAAAATTAGTTTTGAAAATGTAAAAGAAGCATATTCAGACATTCGTTGGGGTGGTC